AGCTTGCTATTCTGTCTACTTTTGTTAGGCTCGGCATCCTTGTTTGGTCTGGCGGAATACTCACGCTGGCATACATCAAACTTCCACCAGCACTTGGAATTCCTGAACAAAAACTAGATCCGACTTTTATAGCCAGCGTCTTCACGGGGGTTTTAGCTACTTTTGGTGTCCAGGCAGCAAAGAAAGCAGGAGAAGGTGGTAGTGGTGGTGGTGGAATTACCAAAGACCAGATGGAAAGATTGATTGAGAAAGCAGCACAGACTGCACCTGCACAGACTATTCGTCTTGAGCAGGGACCAATCAAAATTACTACCGACGACTCATATAAAATGTAATATAAATATTATTCAGGAAACAGTTCGTCCGTAACATGTTCGGAACATACTCTGATATTGACGCATTCTTAGCAGAAGCGAAGAAGAAAAAGGTCACAACCACAGCTGACTTTGAAGCTGATAAGGTTGATGACTCGTGCGTGAAAATGAATGAAGCTAAACCTCCTGGCATGAGAAATCATGACGATCCCAGTCCGCCTGGACAATATCAGATAGGGGATACCATTGATAACTCAGCTGGGATAAAGAAAGCTCAGCAGAGAAGAATGAATACTTTGAATAAAATCCTCAAGGGAGATCCAAAGAACTGGGATTTTAGTCAAAAGAATGTTGATAGTAAAATGATGGGCGAAGACTGGCAGAAAAAGTCAGGTAAAAACAGTGAAGGTGGATTAAATGAAAAAGGACGGAAGTCGTATGAGCGTCAAAACCCAGGAAGCGATCTTAAGGCACCTTCAAAAAAAGTTGGGAACCCTCGTAGAGCGAGTTTTTGTGCGCGAATGAAAGGCATGAAGAAGAAACTTACATCTAAGAAGACAGCAGGCGATCCCGATAGCAGGATTAATAAGTCTCTTAGGGCGTGGAACTGCTAATAAATAGGCTATAATGTATCTGTAGGATATCCTATAGGGGTGATGATGTCTGATCTAGGAGTAATTATGTCTGACAAGGAATTTTCAGATTTTAAACTAGAGCGTAAAGAATGTGAGAAGTGTGGAGCAACCTGGATTAATGGAACTCATGTCTGGCGTGGCACTGGCGGTTCATCTAATTCTAGTGAGCTTGACCTTGCTGGTCTTGTTTGTAATAAACTAGGCGATGAGCAGTGCATTAATCCTTTGAAGGGTAAGGATGGTGGACAGACTTGGGAGTATAGGATGGGATATATTGACGGAGTAATGAAAGAAAAGAAAGATGCAATGGAGAAAATGAGAGATCTTGGAGATGAGATGGGATTTGAGTTTTGAAGTCCTGATATTGCTTTTTATACAATCTAAGAAGATAACTAGATAGTATAGTTGCAAACACTTCATTCAATGAAGCCTTTATTTGTCCTAATCGCTTCACTGTTCCTTGCTTTACCTGCATGGGCAGTAGATGTCACAATGGGTGCTAATGGCAACCTAGTATTTACGCCGAATGAGATTACAATCTCTGCAGGTGATACGGTTCATTTTATTAATGAATCACTACCTCCTCACAATATTATTGTTGAGGCGCGTCCTGATCTCTCCAGAGAAGCACTGTTGTTTGCTCCTGGGGAATCACAAGATGTCCTATTTGCTGACGCAGGGGACTATAACTTCTTCTGTGGTCCTCATCAGAGCGCAGGGATGACTGGCACAATTCATGTAGATTAGTATGTATTCAATTTTAATCAAGCAAACAGACGGCACCGAAACCTCTTTCGAGTGTCCAGAAGATTCTTACATTCTTGACGAGGCTGAGGAGCAAGGTATTGATTTACCATACTCTTGTCGCGCTGGTGCATGTTCTTCATGCGCTGGTAAGATTGAATCAGGAACTGTCAATCAAGAAGAGCAATCATTTTTAGACGACGATCAGATGGAAGCAGGATTTGCACTCCTATGCGTTTCATATCCCACTTCTAACTGTGTAATCAAAGCAGAAGCAGAGGAAGAGCTTTACTAAAATAGTGCCCCACCGAATGACTGAAATTAAACCTAGTCACCATGTGACTGAAGAGAAATGTCAGGAGATGATCGATGACGCCATTCGTAAACACAACCGTAATGCTGGAATTATTTCTATGTGTGTCGGTTGGGTTGTTCTCTCTCTGTTTGCTGAAGGTCTCCTCAGGCTCATCGGAGTGATCCCCCCACTATTACCTTGGTTAAAAATTAGTTTATAGGAGAATTATGAAAGTTGGAATGATTGGTTTGGGTCGTACTGGTGAAGGTATGTCCCGCCGTATGATTGAAAAGGGAATTGAAGTTTGGGGTTACAGTAGCACTAACTATGAAAGTGCCTGTGGACAATATGAAGCAGGATATATTAGTGGATGTGTAACTTCATTAGAGTATCTTGTTCAAGCAGTTAAATCTGATAGCAAGCAATATACTAGTTCTGGTAGAATTCCTGGTATCTTTCAGATTACACTCCCAGAGCAAAAGGCAGAAGACATACTTGATGAGTTACTACCATTACTTGAAGAGGGTGATATCATTATTGATCATAGTAACAGTGACATAACAAAATGTCAGGAGCTTGAGAAGTATTGCTCTAAGTTGGGTATATCCTATATCTTCTCTGGAGTATATGGAGCACCTTATGCTATTGATACTTGCTCTAAAATTTTTAAATCATTAGCACCAAATTAAATCATGTATCAAGAAAAAAACAAGACTAGATTTAACTTTGCTATGTGTGCATTCTCTAGAATGTATGGTGTTCCAACTGTCAATGGTTCAGAATCTGTACATAAATTTTGTGAGAGATGGGCAGAGTCTGCGGAGGATACTCCAACAGGAACACTAACAGAAGTCAACTTCTACTTTAAGGACAGATGGGATGTCTGGGGGAATTAAATGGTGTAGGAGTGCAGTCTGTGGATCTGAACCCTTCATACCAGACTCAGAATACACTGGTGCCCTATGTGAATTAACTTGCAATGTAAAACAAAATGAGCCTGAAAAAAGAACTTCGCAAATTGCGAGAACAAAATTTGATGCTGAAACTTGAGGTTTGGAAGCTGGAAACCCAACTAGATAATTTAAAATCTTCTGATCAATGGAAGCATCCAAGATCATGTCTACATAATGAAGATCCTTGGGAAAATTGGAATTATTAAACAATGAGAAATGAAATTTTAAAAGCTCTTAAAGCAAATGCCACCGGCAATATTGAGAAGGCAAGACTCAACATTGAGATCTACCTTAAATATCCTGTAGGTATTGGAGAGCATCCTGATGTACTTGCTTCTATTCAGGATCAACTTGATGTGATTGCACATGAAGAAGAACGCATTGAAGTTCTTCAGAAATATTTTGACTCATGAGTAATGAATTTATTATTGCGTCCTCTTGATAATCCAGCTGATCCTGTATGGTCGGTAATTATCTTGACTATCCTTGCTGTCGCATTATCGTTTGGATATATTGCATACATATTAAAGATAGCATTTGCTGAACTAGAAGATGAGTCAAAATGAAATCTATCTAGGTAATCCTAATCTAAAAAAAGCAAATACCGCAATCAACTTCACTAAGAAGCAGGTTGAGGAATGGATTAAATGCAAGCAAGATCCAATTTATTTCACAAAGAACTATGTAAAGATTGTCTCTCTTGACGAAGGTTTGGTGCCTTTCAAGATGTGGGACTTCCAAGAGAAATTGATTAAGAACTTCCATGAGCACAGATTTAATATCTGTAAGATGCCAAGACAGACTGGTAAGTCTACTACATGTGTATCTTATCTCTTACATTTTATTGTTTTTAATGATAGTGTTAATGTAGGTATCCTTGCTAACAAAGCAGCAACTGCAAGAGAGTTGTTAGGCAGGTTACAAACTGCCTATGAGAACTTGCCTAAATGGATGCAGCAGGGTATACTATCCTGGAATAAAGGATCGATGGAGCTGGAGAATGGCAGTAAGATATTGGCAGCATCTACATCTGCAAGTGCTGTCCGAGGCATGTCGTTTAACATCATCTTCCTCGATGAGTTTGCGTTCGTTCCAAACCATATTGCAGAGTCGTTCTTTGCCTCTGTTTATCCTACTATTACTTCTGGTAAAAGCACAAAGGTAATTATGGTTTCAACGCCTCACGGCATGAACCATTTCTATAGATATTGGCACAACGCAGAGAGAGGGAAGAATGAATATAAAGCTACAGAGGTTCACTGGTCTGAGGTTCCTGGTAGAGATGCTGAATGGAAACGACAGACTATTGCTAACACATCAGATCAACAGTTTAAGGTTGAGTTTGAGTGCGAATTCCTTGGATCTGTTGATACATTAATTAGCGTCTCTAAGCTACGCAATCTTGTTTTTGAAGATCCAATACAGAATAATGGAAAAGGTCTCGTGGTATACGAGACCCCAAAGAAGGAAAACAATTATATTATGACTGTTGACACGGCTAGAGGCATTGATCATGATTACTCTGCATTTATAGTTTTTGATATCACACAGTTCCCATATAAAACTGTAGCGCGATATAAGAATAATGAAATTAAACCGATGCTGTTTCCAAATATTATTTTGGATATGGCAAGGGCATACAACGAAGCTTATGTATTAGTTGAGGTGAATGATATTGGTGATCAAGTTGCGACAATTTTACAATACGATTTAGA